CATGCCGTGCCACGCCCACCCAATAAGCGGTCAAGCACCGCATTATCCATAGCCGAGCGATAGTCGCTGTAATGCTCAATCTCATATTCCAATGCTCGCTCAAGCATCATAGAAGCAACACGCCCAATCGGGTCGTTGTCACGGAATCTACGGCTTACATCGGGGCGAGGTAAACGGGCAAAGATAGCAGGCTTAATGACCTGAACATTTGACCAAAGAATATTAAAACGAGCGTTTGGGTTGTTACGGGTACGGCTGTCATCCCGATACCGTTTGATGATTCGGGGTACTCTAGCTTCCCATTCCCTAAACGCTTTGTCATACTGAGCGATGGTGTTATACCAATCCTCATAAGTTTTGTTCAGGGTATCGTTCATAGTTAGTACCTTTGATAATTAGTCTTTGGTGTGGATTTCCACATTTCTTCTAGCGTCACATCAGTTTGTCCGACAAATATGCCCTTAATCGGCTGATTTTCTCTTTCAATCTCTGTTTCATCTCGCCAAGCAATAGAAAGCATCCTAAAAGCATCCGCTCCATGACTAGTCCAATCATGTCTAGGCTTATCTCGAAATACCTTCTTATCCTCATCGTATTCCCGTTGATATTGACGCAAACATTCGATGCCTTCCTGACACTTCATGCCGTCAAACCAAGTCCTAGCCAATGCCATCCTTGTTGCTTGAATACCGTCTTGAAGTGACAGATTAGGTACGATTTTAAACAAATTTCCGCTTTTTAGGGGCAATTTATCCATTAATTGTTCAATTATTGACTTACCACCACTAGCTAATGTCTTAGCCCGTGCATCGTGCGGTAACCAATGTGTGCCATATTCGTATGGGCGTTCTTTAATTTGGTTAGCGTAGTAAACGATGGGCTGCCCGTGTGCTTCGTGGTAATCCAATACCCGTATCTCCCCATGCACGACCTGATACCACCATATAGCTGTAGCATCGTTGAAACCCAAGTCCCATGCTGTATGTACAGGAAACATGGTGTCGCACTCAACTTTGGTAATCCTGCCAGCATCGGTGAGCAGTCGCATCTCTGTGCCAAATATAGCCCCAATAATGGCAGCATCGAATGAACATTCAAATTCTTGCTGATACTGGTCGATTGACATTGACTTTAAAGCATCATCCAGTTCAGCTTGGGCGATTAGCTTAGTCTGACTAGCCCGTAGGACTTTGCTATACCATTCGTCACGGTAAAGCGTGGCGTATTGGTAGATGTCATAAAAGGTATTGTGACCTTTTGGCGTTCCAATAAAAGTAGCCCAACCCTGTCTGTCAGCCAGTAAGGGTCGGATAACCTCGCCCCATATCTTTGGTTTCATATCGGCATATTCGTCTAGGACTACACCATCTAGGTATAAACCCCTAAGTGCGTCAGGATTGTCTGCACCAAACAAACGAATTCTAGCCCCGTTGAATAGCTCGACCCACAACTCTGAGATATTGTGTTTAACACGGGCTGGCTCACTAAACTGCATAAGATAATCAAAAGCAATAGACTTAGCTTGAGCATAGTAGGGGGCAATGTACGCATATCTAGCGTTCTCCTTTTCTTCCGTCATGGCTCGCCACAGAATATCGTTTATACAGGCTACAGTCTTGCCTGCTCTGCGGTGAGCAATAATGATAGCCCATCGCTGTTGGCGGTCATGGAAGTCTAGGAATACATCTCTAGGCTTATACAGTTCTATGTTTACATCCTGAAAGTCGGCTACTTCTTCCATGAAATAACATAACGGATTGGTTTTTCTTCGCTTCCTGTGTGTTCAGTACGGGCTAATTTAGGCACATGGTATTCAGCCACTTGCATAAAGCAATCAAACGCTTGTTTAGGGCCGTATTTAGGGTCATCAGCAATGGCTTCTAGCCACTCTTGAAGTTTATGGCTATTCCCATCAACAAAGCGTGCTATGGCTTCTCTAGCCAATGCGGTGGATTTATTAGGGCTTCCAAGCGGTCTGCCTGCCCCTTTAGGATTATTTTTTAATTGTTTATTGCTCATACTTACCCAAGTGATTGATTAAGTTAGGTTAATTCTACACTATTTGCAAGAATACAACAAATAAAAATATTTATAAAAAAGTGTTGACAATATGTAGTAATACGCTACAATGTACTTAATCGCTGATTTATTTAACAACTTGCCTAGCGATTCATAAATGGGGCTAAACCGTTAAGGGGGATTTAAAAATGAGAAATACTCAACGCTATATTCCAGAAGGCTACGAATTGTCTTGGGATGACCAAGATTTAGGTATTCAAGTGTATTACAAAAATACACCTTGCATATCTGCTATTTGCTTTGTAGGTCGTGCAATCAATCCAACATGGCACTATCGTTTTAAAGATGGTCAACAACGCATTAATGAAGTAACTCGCACATTTAAAAATGTTGCTGAACGGGCAGAATACAAAGCTGCTCGTAAAGCCAAAGCCGCAGAAGCACAAGCCAATCATGGCGTTAAGGTTGGCGATGTATTTCGCAGTTCTTGGGGTTACGACCAAACCAATGTAGATTATTACCAAGTTGTAGCGGTTGGCAAAAAAACAGCGACTTTTTGCAAAATTGCCCAATTATCTGAAAGTGATGGCTTTTTGCAAGGTAACTGTGTACCAGCACCTAACCAGTTTATTAGTAAGCCATTTAAGAAATTGATTCAAAAAAGCTCTACTGAATCAAGTGCTTATATCAAAATCTACAGTTTTGCCAATGCTTACAAGATTGAGCCTATTGCTGTAGTTGCTGATAAGCCAATCTACGAATCATCACATTGGACTGCTTACGCTTAATAGGGGGAATTATGACAACGCAAGAATACATCCAGCAATATCAAAAAAGTGCCAAATGGGAGCTTTTAAACATCAAACGGGCATTGGAGTTATTTGGTGGTTATTTAAATACCGATGAAGAAAACCGTAGATTGGAAGCTGTTAAGGTTGTACTTAAACAAAAAAGGAAGCTGCAATGACTTTTGATTTAAAACAATGGCGTAGCAATATAGGTGTAACTCAAGAGAAAGCCGCAGAACTCTTGGGGGTTCATCGAGTTACTTACACTAATTGGGAAAATGGCGTATATCCTGTGTCTAAGGCGGTTACAGAAGCTTGTGCCAATTTAAACACTAAGTATTCGGGTACTGGCGGGCAGCATAAAGCTTTAATTGCCAGTATTGACGAATATAAAAACGCTTATCGGGTGTATTTTGGCAGTGAACCAATCGGTAAACATCTTGTTTATGCGGGGTGGAAAACCATCCCGTACAAACTGATTGACTTTACTCCCGATAACCCTTCTTCCTAAGTAGCTCGTCAAATGCTTGGGTTAGCTTTCCTCGTAGGCTTTCTTCACGGGGAACAGCACCCAAGCTTTGATATTCGGGGCGTTCATAATAAACTCGGTCAATTTTTGGGCTAGATAATGCTGGTTTAATTTTTAAATCAGGAATTGTTTTTTTTGCTATTTCAGCTAATTTTTGCAGTTCTTCAGGGGTTGTTTTGTCCAAATAACTAAACAACAATCCTTCGCCACCTTTGCGGTGTTGCAATACTGCGGTGGTATCTGATAAAGCTTTATTTAATTTAACAACATCTTCATTAGTCAATGGTTTACCGTTTCGGGTTAAGAAGGCAGCATTACCTTTAGACAAATCTCCAAATGGTAAAGCTGTGGCCCGTGTCGCAGTAGCACCAGCTTGTTCTAAATTTTCGGCTGTTTGGGCCATTTCTTTAAGTAATGGTTTATTGCCACCTACCGTTAAACTGCGTTTGCCTTCCGCTACAAATACAGGGTTGCTTTCACCCTGCCAATAACCTTGTCGTTGGGTTATGTTTTGCAAACTAGGCGATGCGGCTGTGCGATAGCGTTCAAAGGCCAATGCTTCTGCGGCTGGGTTGCCTGTAATATTAGCCAAAGTTTTTGGCAATCCTTCGGCTGTTACGGTTGCTTCTGTTAGTGTTTGTGGCCTAGATAAAGGACTTGCGGCCCGTGCCAACATTTGTGGATTTCTAACAACACCAACACCAAATGGCACAGCCATCGCTGCAATATTAACTGGTTCACCCGCTTGGCGGCCTGCAAGGTAAGCGGCTTGATTTGGGTCAAGAACTGACATATCAGGCTGCTGTGGAAATCCTGCGGCTGACGATAAAAAGCCTTCTGCGTACCCGCCCTGCGGTTGTGGCACAGTTTTATTGGGCATTTGTGGGTAACCCACATACGCACCACCTTGTAGTCTTAAAAGTTCAGCCAATGTAGCCATTACGCCATATCCTTTTGAAACTTATTAAAGTGCTTCATTAGCATGGCTTTTCTACGCTCACGCATCTTTTGGTTCTTTTCTAATGTTGTTTCTTTATGGGGGCGTAATAGTTCATTGCCTTTAGGAAACTTTTTGTTCATGTGTTCCATCACATATCCTTCATAGCGTCAGCAATCATTTGTCTGCGGGGCTTTTTAGCAGTCTTAGCAGCATCTTTGAAGTCTTGTGCGGATGGTCTGCCTTCTTCGCCAGCTTTCTTCATCTTTTCGCCTGACCCCGCCTTAATCCTAGCCCTTTTGCGGTGAATATTGGCATACAATCCGTCTTTCATATTAGCAACCCCATCTCGCTCTTGCTGCTTTTCCTCGTTCCCCTGTCCAGCCTTTAGACCTAGCACAAAAACTATCGTGTCTTGGCCCGCTTTTTTGGGGGGCTTGTAAATTTGCGTTGTTCTTACGGTTATAAGCTGCTCGACCTTTGGCGGTCATGCCAGCACCTTGCTCGGTAGGCAGATAATTCTTACCTTTACCAGTTGTGGTCTTGGGAATCGGCTTATCGTGCTTATCCATCGCAGCACGGATTTGGTCTTGGCGGCTCATTTTCAAGAAAATTCAAGAAATTTCAAGATTTCGATTCAATGTATTTGCCGTATGCTTCTTCAAGCTTGTTCTTACGGCTGCCTTTAGCGTATTTACGCTCAGTAGCTAATGCAATAGCCACAGCTTGTTTCTTAGGTTTGCCAGCTTCCATCTCTTTTTTGATGTTTTTGCCGACTGCTTCCTTGCTACCTGATTTAACTAATGGCATAAAATATCCTTTTATTTCAAGAACTTGAGTTTATAAGTCGTGGTGTTGATAAGGTCTGCAATCTCGTCAATCAGGTTTTGCAGTTCGCTGTCTTGGGGCAAATCTTGGCGGGCATCCGCTACAAACGCTTGTAAGGATTCTAGGTAACGAATTGGGTCTTTGGGTTGGTGGTAAACGCTTGGGAATGTCGTAAGTTTGCCGTATTTACCCATGTAGGCTTCGGCAAAACTGTCGGTTAGTTCCACAATGCCATCGTAATATTCGCCCAAAGCGATATGTTTGGAATAAGAGTCTGTACTCCAATGGAAAAAGTGCGTATTAGTCGCAGAATGTAGTAATGTTGCTACAAATAAAGCACAATTTTCCATGCAAACTCCTTGTTTTTACTGATTATAGTGGTTATTTTGAATTAAACCAATCACTCTAAGTGCAGCTTCAGGGCTATCTACACGACTTAATGGGCCACCTTTCCAGTTCGCAATAAACTTGAGTTGGTCTTTGGTGTATTTTGCTTTGGCATCACGCTTGACTTCCATCAAAATGGTTTCGCCATTAAAGCACACCATCAAGTCGGGTATTCCTTTTCCAACACTTGATAGAATATATACATCAGCCCCAGCTTTTCTTAGGGTTTCTACTATTTCTGCCTGATTAACATCTACTTTTCGGGCGTATAGATCGGAAGAGCACACGTCT